TCCAGCTGGAACTGCGTCTTCGCGGTCCACAGCACAGCGGCGGCGTGGTCCCTCATACCTTCACCCCAGTACCCGGTCTTCTTGCGGCGGGTCCTGGAGCTCCTGGACTTGCGGTCGTTGACTTCGGTGGCGGTGGGGTCGCCGCCGTCGCGCTCAAGCCCGAACGTCGAAGCGGAGTAGCCGGCGGTCTCCACTGCCGAGCGCGCCCATTGGGTCATGGTGGCGATGTGCTCGTCCACGCGGATCTTGAACTGCTCCACGGTGATCTGCGCTGCCCCGGAGGTCGGGGAGATGTCCAACGCTGCATAGATCTCGTTGTCGGGGTCCCACACGGCCCCTGCGCCGCGCCCCATGGACTCGAGGAACGCGGACGGGATGAACGCGCGGGTCTTGCCCAACCGGACGTCTCGGAGGAGGGAGGAGGCGGTGGTGTCGAGTGCGTCGAAGAGGCCAAGGGAGCCCTCGAAGTCGCTTCTCCCGAGGTCGCTGCCGCGGTCCTCGCGGGAGGGGAGCATGTTGGGGATGTACGCGACCGGAAGGACAGGCATCTGGAGGTCCAGGACCTCGGGGAGGCCTCTGGTGTCCTCGAAGTCGTCGAGCTTGCCCAGTGTGCCGAGCTTTTCGGCGGTGCCGCGGTAGACGCCGTTGAACGCCCATGCCTTGCGTGCGCTGGGTGTGCCGTCGAGTTCGTACCGTTCGAGGTAGCGGATGACGGTGTTCCCGTCCCGCTCGAGCTCGCGCACGAACGTCACGGCGACCAGACGCCCCCACTTGAAGGTGGGGATGGCGTTGTCAGCGTGGACAGCTGAGGTGATGGGGTGATTCCACAGGTCCTTGTCGAACGTGGTGCGGAGGTAGACGCCGCCGAATGGGGAGGCGACCTCCGCGGCCTCGTGCAGGCGGGAGGTCAGGCGCATCTGGTCGTCCAGGAGCTCCCACTTCTCGCGCGTCTCGGGCTTCTCGAACACGTACCGCGGGGGTTCGGCGAAGAGCAGGTCCGCTGAGGCGGTGGCGATGTCCGCCGGCAAGGGCATGTGGACGCCAGTCCTCTTCTCCCCGAAGGGGACAGGACGTCCCCAGAACCATCGGGACATGGTCCCGACGAGGCCGCCGCGGTACTGCGAGGGCCGGTTCGAGGGGGCGTTCGTCCTTGACGTGTATCGCTTCCCGAGCCGGTCGGGGTCACCGGACCACCAGGCGTCGTAGTCGGCCATACGCGCGAGCGCATCCGCTTGCGCGGGAGGCGGCCACGGAGTGTTGGGGTCGGGGAGCGGCATCAGGCGTCGTCCTTCGGGGGCGTCCAGCCGAGCTTGATGAGCGTCTCGCGCGCGCGGTCGGAGATCGCGAACGTGGTGTCGCCGTCGAGTTCGATTTCGTGCACGGAGAGGTCGACGGTGAGGCGCGGCAGGCCGTTGGTGTCGGCGGTGAGCGTGAAGCCCTTGACGCCCTGGAGGCGCTGGCCGTCGATCTCGATGCGGCCCGTGCCGAGCCCGCATGTGATGGAGGCGTGTCGGCGCTTGAACATGGCGGTCACCTCCTAGGCGATCAGTCGGCTGATCTTGTGGGCGTTGGTGTGGAGGATGTACCGGCCGGCGTCCATCGAGTGGTCATTGATCTTGAGGGGCTTGTCCTCGCCGCGCTCAGTCGCCTTGGGGTCCCACGAGTAGCCGGGGGCTTCATCGGTCCAGCCTGTGCAGGAGTCGTGGACTCTGAGCCGGTCGGAGGCGATCAGCGAGGAGACGGTCTGGATTCCCGGGAGGACGGCGTTGTCGGCGTCGGCGACGTTCAGGACGCCGTCGTGGAACAGCTGGTTGTCGAAGTCGGCGGCCGGGTCGATGAAGATCCACGGCGGCTTGATGCCCTTGCGGTTCTCGCCCGGCACTTGGGCGTTGCCCAGCCACTTCTGGACGGCTTCGGAGTATTCGGAGGGGGCCATCTGGCGGCCCGCGCTCGAGGCGTCGTAGCGGTACTCGTGCGTGAGGTAGACGCGGCGGATGCCGTCTGGTCCTGTCCCGATGCCGGCGAGGATCGCCGAGAACGGGTTCGTGGCACCGTAGTCGATGCCGACGCCCAGCCAGGTGTCGATGCGGGGGAGCTCCGAAACAACATGCTTCGAGGGGTCCCAGTGCTCGTACACAGCGCCTTCGGCAAGGACCCATTCGCCCAGCACGTACCGGCGGTAGAACAGCCCGGTGTACTTCGTGGACAGGTTCTTGATGTAGTCGTCAGTCAAGCTCGGGTTGTCGGCGAGCTTGAAGGAGAAGCGGTGCATGTCGAGCGCGTTCGGATCGGTGGAGCGGATGATCCTGCCGTCGCGGTCGAGGTGGAGGGAGGCGCGCTTGAGGTACTTCTTCATCAGCCAGTGCGTCGGCGCCGCCGGGTTCGTGGTGCCGAAGAACTGCGCGCCGGGGACCGAGAGTCGCGTGCCTAGCATGTCGTAGAACGACTCCGGCCACACAGTGAGCTCGTCGCCGTACGCGCCGGCGAGGGTCATGCCGCGGATCTTGTCCGCTGAGGACTCGTCATGCGCGCCCGCGACGTAGATCGTCCGGCCGAGGAGGTCGACTTCGCCGGCACCGACCTTGAACCGGCACCGCTTCGATCCCACCATCTCCGTGATCGGGTCGATGATGTTGCGCTTCAGTGTCCGTTCGGTCTTCCCGACCATCAACAGCGGACCCTCAGGGCCCGTGCGGATGTACTTCAGCCACTGCATGATCGACGAGATCGTCTTGGAGGAGCGCACCGCGCCCTCGTAGATGTTCTCCCGGGCGGTGGACAGTCGGACGGCTTCGAGCTGCTTCCCCTGGAGTGGGGCGAAGCGCACTAGTCGCCGATCATCTCGCGCAGCCACGCGTCCACCGCGGCCAGGCCGTGCAGGTCGGCGTCGTGGCGGTCCAGCATCGCGTGCTTGTCGATCATGATCCCGTACGCGGTCGCCCAACCCTGCGCGTCGCGCCCGGACTCGGACTTGAGGAGCTTCCCGCGGAGGTGCGCCGCAACGTTGATCGACTCGGACGCTTCTATGGCGCGGCGGGCGCGAGCGTCGGCCACGACGGCTTCGGTGGCAATTTTGGTCTTGGAGCGATCCAGCTCGATCCCGGCGGCTGATCCAATGCGGGAGACGCTGGCGGGGCTGATGCCGTGGCGCTCTGCGATGTCGCGCGTGGACCCGTTCTCGGACTCGAGGTCGGCGATGACCGCTGCTCGGGTCTCCTCGGGAATAGCGGAGGGCATGTGCACCTCCCGCGGGTTCAGACGAGGAAGCGGGGAGGCACTGGTGGGCCTCCCCGCGCTACCCCCGGAGAAATGCTGAGGGGCCGGGAGACAGTGCTCTCGACCCTAGGATTGCAATCTACTCAACCATCCTGACAATGTCAACACCGGGGTCACGAATCGTCGTCGAGGGTGAGTCCGCAGTCGGTGCACCAGGTTTCGAAGTGCGGCCTCGGGTCGTCGTACGCGGTGTCTTCGACGCGCTTGATGTTCTCGTGTCGGCATGCTGCTTGCCGTTCGCGACGTTCGTAGGCGGCAGTCTCGCGTTCAATGAAGTCCAGTGCCTCCTGGACCCAAGGCGGATAGGCGAACTCGGTTTCCCGGGCTTCACGCTGCCGCCGAGACTGGATGGCGTTGAGATCACGCTCGAGGTCCTTGATCCTTCCCATGAGGTCGCTCGGATGGGCCAGTGCCGCCCTGTACTCCTTCTCGCTGCCGTACATGGCCTTGATGGGGTCGATCGGGCTCATGCTGCTTGCACTTCCTTCTGGGCCTGCTTGGCCGCTTTTAGTATGGCTTGCTGGATGTCCTGGTCGTGGAGGCGCCGGGCCGCGCCGAGGCTGTAGAGGGGCCGTCCGGACGGGTCCTTGCCGACGGGGAGGAGCTGCTTGCGCTGGACGCGGTTGGTGATCCACTTTTCGTTGCGGACGATGGGCCTCCCTTCGGGGTCGCGGTCGCCGAGGGCGGTGAGGATGCGCGCGAGGCTCGCCGCGCCCCGCTGAATGTGGTTGGCCCGGTCGAGGAGGACGGCCTTGCGCTTCGCCACGTCGTACGGGTCCCTGCACTTCGGGCACTTCACGAAGGCGGCCTCGGGGTGGGCCCTGAGTTCGCCGCCGCAGTTCTCCCTGTCGCACTTCCCGAGGGCGATCATGGGCGGCGGGGAGTCGATGGCCCGCTGGAGTTCGACGGCGCAGCGGGACAACTGGTCGAAGCACTCGGGTCCCCATTCGCGGTGGGCGATCCACCCGAGGCGGTCCTTCAGCCAGGAAGCCATGTCCTTGTTGGAGACGAGGCGGGAGTCCCGGCACCGCTTGTGTGTGCACCACGATCCGTCATCTCCCGAGCAGGACGGGAACGCCTCGTCGAGGGTCGTGCCCCGCTCTTCGGCTACGAGGCGTGTCCACGTCGAGAGCGTGTTGCGGAGCCGGTGCCCGACGTCGGAGGCGTGCAGGTTGATCGGGAGGGGCGTCTCGGCTGAGGCCCGTCCTCCGGTGCCGGAGGAGACGCGGTCCTGGCGGGTGAGGGTGGTCTCGAGCTCGCCGGCGTTCGCGGCCACGTAGTCGAGGTTCGTCCTGGTCTGTTCGACGCAGGCCGTGCAGCAGGGCGCGGAGTCGGCGACCGGTCGGCCGCAGCGGTGGCAGGTGTCGGTCATGGTGTCCCCCGTGGACGATCGATGGTACTGGGTCGAGAGGTTCATGCGTGAGCGTCTACAGCGCGGGTGCCGTGCCCCGCCGCTGGTCGGCTAAGGCTTGGGCTTGGTGTCGTTGCCGTAGAGGATCTGTCGAAGGTGCTCGCTGATGTCGAGCAGCACGCACACGGCTGCCGAGGCCATCGCGGCGATGGCGACCAGCAAGATGTGTTCCCGCTCCGTCCACGCGCCGATCAATGCGCCGATCCAGGCCAAGAGGTGCAACCCGAGAATCGGCCAGTTGCGTGCGGTTCGGTCGCTCATGTCGTTCCTTTCGTTGGGTGGCGGCGCGGGGATACCGCGCCGCCGGGGCCTACGTGGTCGGGAAGTCGCGGCGCTTGATCTTCGCCATGCGCCCGTCAGGGTGGTGGTAGACGATCCCCTCGATGCCGGTGAGGCTTTTGGGCATGTCGCCCTGGAAGAACCGCTTGAGTTCGTCGAAGCTGCGCCCGACACCGTTCAGGAACTCGCGGTGGGACAGCTTCGTCCATCCGTGCCGGATGAGCCTGTGGTGTTCGAGCCCTTCGGGGTTGCCGTTGATCTTGGGGCCGACGAGTTCGAAGGTGCCCGGCTCGATGACGGCGCCGGAGTCGCGCTGCCTCTGCCAGGCCTCGTCCCAGAACTTCACGAACGCGGACTGGTAGATCGGCTCCCAGCCGACGGTCTTGCCGGTGTTCTCGTCGTGCTCGACTTCGACGAACCCGGCGGGCGCGGTGCGGCCGGGCTTGACCTCCCGGCGAGCCCACCAGTTCCCCCCGGTGTCGAGACGGACGCAGGTGCCGTCCCACTTGCGGGTGGCGACGCCTTCCCCGGCGATCACCCACAAGCAGGCGGGGTTGACTTCGGGGAGGACGTGCTTCATGTCCTCGGGGTTGCGGATGAACAGGGTCGGGATCTTCTTCATGCTCGGTTCCTTCCGTAGAACAGCCGGAGGCGGTCGCCTTCGGGGTCGTGCGGGTCGGTCGGGTAGGTGATGCCC